ACCTAGAAACCTTGAGCCATCTAACGCGATCCAAGCGTGTAGAGACCTGCAAGTGCCTAAAAAGGTCTTCAAAGAATATTTAACCCATCCACCTAATTTTTCAGGGAACCCAAATCTAAAACGAACCTTATCACAGTCATTCCAGCCGCCTTCATTAGAATAAGCTGTAATCTCTGTGTTAACCCCAGGTCTAAATTTAAAGGTGGAAAGAGGCATTAATCTTCCGCTTGTTTTACACTCTCAATAAGTTGATTAGTCATGACCGACAAAGCCGCATCAACTTGATCTAACTTAAATTTAATCTGTGCTTTTTGTGTTTGAAGGTCCTTAATCTGAGCAATAAAATATTTGCTGTTGTCTTGAAGATCTTCTTCCTTGTAATCAACACCGTTGATATTAACTACGTTTGTTTCAGCCATTACCACGGAACTCCTGAACCTTCTTTTGGGGATGCTTTTTCTGCAATCTGATTAGCAACATTAGCTTCTATTGAACTTACTTCATCAGAACCTAAAGCATCTTTTGCCCACTCTACTGCTTTTGCTTCGGTTATGTCTGAGTAAGAGGTAAAAGAAGATAAATCATCGGTTGGAATAACAATAGTGCCATAACATCTGCCTGTGTTTCCGCTTGAGTCCTCATCAGCACAATTCCAATG